AAGCAGTGTAGGCTTATCCGTTGGCACTTCGACTTGCTCAAACTCACCAAACTTTTTAGCGTCAGCTTGTGTGCCTGCCCACCTACCTTGGTTATCTGTGTATAGTTTCATTATTCATCCTCCAGTTCGCACTCGTAGGCGATGCCCGTATACGCCATGATGTCGACGTAATGATCTTTCTTGAGTGGGCTTGTACGCTTACGAGCAAGTTTAGTTGCTATGTGGAATATAGGAACATCTGATGCTTTAAGTTGATGACCAGTTATAGCGTTAAATATATTTGCTATGTGAGTCATGTTATCAACAGGATTACCATATTCTTTATTACGATCTCGCGATGTCAGAGCAGACGCTTCCGACAGAAGATCACACCGATTAGCTTTTTTATCCATCAGTTATAGTGCCGTGTACAACCATACTGAAAGAACGCCAACTATGACTAGCATAATTATCGCCTGTACTGTACGACCGCCCCACGTTTTACCGCGTGCAACTGGCTCTCTCATAGGAGCAGACATTATAGACTTCTCAAAGTCGTTCTGTTCTTTAAGAGCTTCAGCTTCAAATACTTCTCGCGGAGTGCCTATATTTTTCATCAGTTTGTGGGCGTAGGCGTATGATACCCCAGTAGCCCGCGCAACTTGTGCAGGCGTGGCTAACTTGTTCTTGAGTAAATACTTCCACACCTTGTCTGATTTTTTAGTTTTCTTATCCATTTTATTTATCTCCTGTTACTAAGTGTTTTAATTTTTGCATCTCTGGGTTGTTACGCATTTTACGCATACCTCTAGCTTCTATCTGGCGGACACGTTCTTTAGTTATATTAAACAATTTTCCAATAGCACTAAGTGTCCAACCTTCTTCGTTCGGCATATCAATACCAAAACGCATCTTAACAATAATAAGTTCTCGCTCGGTTACATTACCTGATTGATAACTATCTTTACTTAGTCTTCCTGTTTCTAACTCTTTTAAAGTTTCGTCAGAAAAGACTTCGTATTGTTTATACAGATCGCCGTAAACCATGACCTATCCTGCTGATGCTATTTGATGTGCAACTGCCGCGCTTGTCAACGCATCGACATCTATATCCAATTCCTCTTTAGGAGCAGGAGTAGCCGCTTTGCCACGTGGTGGCGACGGAGCGTGAAGTTTCTGTATATACTCGTCAGGCACATAATGCTCTATCTCTGGCATGGCTTTGATAGCCGTATTCAAAGACGAGTGTTGATTCATAAACGATTTCAGTTGCTCACGAACTTTGTCAAACTTTGTCTTGATGCCTGCCCTTGTAGCTTCATTAGACTTACCGCCTTTAAACCAAGCCATAACAATAGGTGGTATGTCGCTCTCCGCAAAAGTAATTTTAGTATTATTATAGTAACTACCTGTATTGGGGTCAAAATGCTCTGGCGATAAACAGAATGGTTTGTCTTCTCTCTCAATAGTTACTCGTAGCCTACCACTCTCAGGGCAGTCAACAGGCGGTTCTATAGTAACGTCTACACGTTTTGAGCGTGCTAAACGTGATGACCACTCGCTTGGCATTTTATCTCTTAGCTCTGGTGCTAGCTTCCATGAAACTGTTTCTATCGCATCAGATAACGCTTTATACTCTGCGCTATTTTCTGTGACTGTCGCAGTCTCGTAAGGTTTTTGCGCAACGCGAGACATATCATCTACCTTAGATAATATCTCGTGTACAAGTGTGTCAGTTTTTCTTACATAAGCCATATGTTTCTCCTTTTTGGCTAGGTTTACGCATCGACATCAAACTCTATTACTTGACCCCAATCAAAGTCGGGGCTATGAGTCGTGAGCCATACAGTGTCGTGCTTGGATGTGAAGTCGTTCTGATTGCCGTAACCATCAGTAAAATAGACAACGACTTCGGGGTCTAAATCATGTTCATCAATATAATCGAAAACAGGATCAAACGCAGTACCACCTCCTCCATGCGGAGTTAGTTTGATTGGAAACTCTTCGGGTTCGTAAGTATCTACGTGTGCAACATCTGCGTCGCAATATATAACTGTCACAGACTTTGGATTGCACTGCTCGATTATCCTATTAACGTGTCCACCAAATACATTCAGTTCTTCTTGTCTAATAGAACCTGATGTATCTATACCAAACACCACGTTACCCATGCGTGGGACGTAGTCATCTCCAGGGAGGTAAAGACCACGACCGATAAACCTACGATTAGGTCTTTTCCATGACCTACCATCTTTTAGCTTACTATTGAAGTATCGCTCTAATTTATCGTACCAAGGTGTTTTTACGTTAACCAACTCGTCTATCATACGCTCGAGCGATGCGGGCAACTTACCCTTCTGCTTGGCTAAAGTCGCGGATTGTATAGCTTCGACCTTGGCTTTGGCTTCTATCTCTTTGACCTTACTCTCATCAAGTGGCTTACCCTGAGCATCTACAGGATCACCTATGTCTAAGCCAATACCACCGCCTGCTCCACCACCAGTATCTTCTGGTGGATCGTTGTACAGTTCTTCGGTGGCCTTATCTCTTGCACCATCAAAGTGACAACCACCTTCTATGAACTTACCGACTTTGGCGTCTATAAGAGTATCGTTGATAACTAAGTCAGCGGATATGTTCCACATCTCAGGATCACGTGCGCCACGTCTTGTTGAATGGCATAGCATAAAGTGCATAGCTTCGTGTGCTAATAGAAAAATAGTATTCTGCAAGGGGTCTGGTAGGTGCGCTATGAAATGTGGGTTAAGCCGCATCTGCCCTACAGCGTCCATCGACGCAGTTTGTGTGTCGTAATCATATATAATAGTACGCTTACTCACAGCCATACCAAAGAAGGGGTGATGCAATATCAACCTCGCTTTGGCTTTAGTAACTAAGTCTTCCACCTTCTTTTGTTCTGGTGGTGACAATGGTTCTGGTATTTGGTCAAACATTATAACCTCTCTTCTTTCTGCCATTTTTCATGTATAGCTTCTGCCATACATCTGGCGGTTAAACCTTCACGTTTTTCTATTTCGTCAAACGCTTGGTCGTTTGTCATGTCTTCGAGAAGACTACTCAACAACTCTTCTATCATAACACCAAGCCTTTCATTTTACCCATTAGGCTCTCAATGTCAGTCTTAGCTTGCGATCTAGCGTTAGGGCTGTGTCGTATGATCTCTTTACTTCCTGCTAGTCCTGAAGCGAGGGCGTTTAACTCAGTGATCTGTTTTCTAATTACTGGGTCGTCACTGAGACAGACTCGATTCATACGATCTGCAACCTCTACCATATTGTCGATCAAGCTATCTCTAAACACAGAGCCATCTTCGCCTATAGGTATAGATAGTTTTTTAACGGCTTCGCCTAATGGTTTAACCATCTGCTCTACTACATGAGTAGCCGCCGTCGTCTGCACATCGTCCAGCTGGCGCTGTAACGACGACTTCTCTTCTTCGCTCATACCAAAACGTGGGTCAAAGTCATCTACTTTAGGTATCGGACTATACTGCACGTCGATTGAGAAACGAGACCGCAAATCATCTACGTCAGGATAGTCATTTATATTGGCAAGATTAGGATTACCTTTTGCATTACCTATCTGCTGAATACGTGCAAAATCAGTCTGCACAACTTGATCCCAATTATCGCACAAAGTATCAATTGATGCATAAGCGTCGTCGACGAGGCCGCGCAGCCCCGATGTAAAATCGCTCCACGTCATCATGTTTAACATGCGTTGGCCTACTGCCCAAGGGACTGTGTTGTCGTTGACGTAAGTATAGACCGCCGTAAACTTAGCAACTGTTCGCTTGACAAGATTGTCTCGCCCATCAAACAGATGTTTATTAACACGGCCTGCACCATACTCTTCTGTTGCCGAAGCATCAGAGATGTAAGGGCGATACATACCACGCTTAAGCGTAACAAGGATTGCTTTCTCGTTGAGCGGTTTAACCTCTATCAACTGGCGAACAGGTTGTTCAGTTGGTAGTTTTTGGTTTGGTACGGGGCAGGGCTCATCAGCGACTACGTCGTCGTTTTCCGTACCAATCCCCACGTTGCCACCACTGTCGATGCTAGCTGATGAGTCGTCACTATGCTTGAGCGCATCAGCTAAGGCTTGTTGTAATAACATATTCATTTACTTTCCTCCTATTTAAATATGTCTTGGTTTTTAACTGCATACTCAGTAAACGCTTTGGTTGTCTGAATTGCAGGGTTCATTTTGAGTGCGTCAGTTAGATACACAACTGCAAACTCTTTGGGCATACGTGTCACGTACTTCATATCAACCTCAAAGCTATCTACTGTTGATGTCACAGACAAAGACGTTGCTACTGCGTAACGTACCGCAGGCTCTTTGGGTGTCTCCGTCGTCTCTGGATGCATTCTAATGACGTCGATGTTAGGCATTTTTGACATCATATCTTTGGCCGCTACCCATTCAGCCGCCGCCCCTTCACCAACTTTACCCTCACATGCCATAAGATAAAGATCAGATGGTAGATCAGATGGTACTTCAGTGAATAGCTTAGTCCATGATCTCTGCGTAGGATTACTACGCCTACTAGGATCATAGTCATTCAGAAGATTAGGGCGTAGTCGCAAGAACGCTATGCCAAGTGGATCAACGTCATTCTCTAACGCCCAAGCACACCAGTCGTCGAGAGATGTCTCAACATCAAAGTGATACATGCGGTCGTTAAGGTGTCCTAACAACGGCTTCGCCCCCGCTCTGTCTTCGGCGCGGTTGCCAGTAGCGATGATGCACACATCTTTATCTAACTTAAAACATGGTGTTTCACGCTCTAACATAAAGCCTGCCGCCCATGTCTGGTGATGCAACGACGATTGATGCAATTCTTCCAAGACAATTAACCCACCGCCAGTGCCTTCGCGAAAATCGTAAAACATTTTAGATGGATTAAAGATTGTCATGCCGTCGTCGGTGACACTAGGTACACCAGTGAAGTCAACGACATCATGGTTGTTGATATGCACAACTAAGATGCGATCATCAGAGAACCCTAGTGCTTTACCTATTTGAACACTTACGTCGCTCTTGCCTTCCCCAGGTTTACCGACGATGTCGACAACAACCTTGGGTGATTTTTGGTACATAGCTACCGCAGTAGCTTTGATTTGGGATATAGAACCCATATTTACCTCCATTTAGTTTGAGTGTGTATAAACGTGTTTAAATAATGTTACATGTAAATACACGTAAACATCTAAACTGTCAACACGTTTATGGATAGACAGTTTGAAT